GAAAAAGGCCGGGATCTTGGGGATAGGACAGTCTGCTATTCCTGAGGATGTCAATGATGCCTACGATGACCTCAACGACATGTTGTCGCAGTGGCAACGTAAACGGTGGCTAATCTGGCACCTGGTAGACTTGGCTTTTACATCGACCGGTGCACAATCTTATAGTGTTGGTCCCGGCGGTAATTTTAACGTTTTAACGCGTCCTGACCGACTAGAGGCAGCGTTTTTCCGCCAGACCATTCAGAGCCAACCTAATCAGATTGATTACCCTCTGGAAATCATTGAGGCACGTGAGACCTACAATGATATCGCCCTGAAAAACCTCACGTCCTTCGCCAGTTACATATTTTACGATTCGGCATTCCCCATGGGCTACATTTACCCGTGGCCAGTGCCTAATTCGAGCATCTACGAGATACACATCACCATTAAAGAGCAGCTGAATCAGTTCACAAGCCTCGGACAGGTCATTTCACTGCCACTGGAATATTTCGCAGCGATGAAGTGGAATTTGGCCCTCCGGATGAGAGTCAATTATCAACTACCTCCCAACCCGTACTTGATTGGATTGGCTAAAGACAGCCTGAACACAATCCGAAACGCCAACACACAAATACCTCGGTTGAGGATGCCGACGGACCTCATACGGCCCGGCGTCTACAATCCGTACTCTGATCAAATTCGTTAGGCTCCCATTTTGGGGGCTTTTTTTATGTCTGAATTCTAAAAAAGGAACAAAAAAATGGCTACTGCAAAACTTCATAATTACCCAACTACCGGTTTCGCCCTGATTGAAGGGAATCAGCTAAACAAAATGGTTAGTGTCGTTAATAGCCTCAACCAATCTTTTGGGACGTTTACGGCAAACAGCAACATCGCTGTCACGGTTGCCGATACTAATGTTGGACCTAATTCCATAATTATCCCAACCTTGAAAACTGTCGGTGGAACAGTAGGGGCCTCTGTTCCAGCAGTAAAAACTATTACAGTTGGTGTTGGCTTTACCATAACCGCATTAGCGAGTGACACGTCCGTCTACAATTATATGATTATCAATCCTACTCTCTCTCTGTAGCATTCAATGGGGGAGCCAGTCGCATTAATTGGGGGTTACTATGAGGCTAAAAGCATCATTGCTGCGGCGCAGGCGTGCGTTAATCTATATCCTGAAGCGAACCCAAAAAGCGCGCAGTCTCCATTTCCATACACCAACTACTTAACGCCAGGTCTTACCCTATTAGTTTCAACGATATATGCGACAGTGCGTTGTGTATATCGCACTTCTAACGGGCTGCTGTACGCGGTGGTGGGATCGAACGTTTACTATGTGGGCCAGGACTATTCCTTAACACTTGTTGGGATTATTGGCAGTGGCAGTAATTCGGTTTACATGGCTGATAATGGGCTAGCTGCGGTTATTGTTGATGGAACGCCGAACGGATACGCGATTGACCTACTAACTAACAATTTCGGTCAGATCTCAAGCGTCAATTTCTACGGTGCTGATCGGATTGGTTATTTAGACACCTATTTTCTGTTCAATCGGCCCGGAACTGCACAGATGTATATCTCATTATCTGAAGTAGACTACTCCATGTTAGTTGGTGGCACGGCATTTGATGCTTTAGATATAGCGGCTAAAACTGGCTACCCTGATGCTATAGCAGGCATAGTTGTTATGCACCGTGAAGCATGGTTAATTGGCACTCTGACTGCCGAGATATGGTACAATTCTGGCGCTCCCGATTTTACATTTGAAGCAATGCCGGGTGCTTTTATAGAGCATGGGTGTGCGGCTCCTTATTCTATCGCACAGCAGGATTTAAATGTTTACTGGCTGTCACAGGACGAAGAGGGGCAGACAATAGTATTGTTGGGAAACTCCTACAGAGTAGAGCGGATCTCAACGAATGCTCTTGAAAACGAGATATCAAAATACACCAATATTAGCGATGCCATCGGATACTGTTATCAAGAGGAAGGACACGCATTCTATGTGCTGACTTTCCCAAATGCAAATGCCACATGGGTATTTGATCAGTCTGTAAAATTATGGCACCAGCGTGCCTGGACTGATCCTAATGGCGGTCTAAATCGGCATCGTTCGAATTGTGCGACTAACGCCTATGGTGTCAATATTGTAGGAGATTGGGAAAATGGCAATTTATATGCCCTTGATGTCACTAATTTTACTGATAACGGTCAACCAATTTCAAGGATTCGCTCCTTTCCCCATTTGGTGAAGGGTAGTCGCCGCATTGTGCATAAATCATTTATTGCCGATATGGACGTGGGCGAGGATGACGGCTCTATTGATGGCTCTACACCGTTCAATCCTCCCGTGGTTTCCCTGCGGTGGAGTGATGACAAAGGCAAATCCTTCGGCAACCGTCTCGAACAGAGCTTAGGTGCCGGTGGTCAATACCAAACAAACATCAAATACAACAGACTCGGAATGGCTAGAGATCGCATATACGAGCTCTCGTGGTCATGTCCGTGCGGTACAGCGCTCAACGGTGCGTATCTTGAAACTGAACTATGTGAAACATAATGCTGACACAACAGGGTTTTCCGCAGATTAGCGCACCGTTTTTGGATCAAAAAACCGGAATCATAAATCAGACCTGGTTGCAGCTGCTGATTGCGCTATGGAACCGGACTGGTGGGGGCATGGGAGATATCTCTGATACCACAACGTTCCTGTCCCTGGCATTGAGTGACAACATAAATAGCCGCCCTACAGCACCCAGCGCTCCTATATCTAGCATTACCGTCACAGCATCCCCGTTTAGTTACCAGGCATCGATTGCTGGTCAGGTTTGGATCAACCAGGGCACTTACTCGTTTCTGACGTTAACGAGAGGAGCTGTAACGCTGTCTCTCGGTCCTGTGACGCGCGGAACAATACTGCTTTCAGTCGGTGACATTCTCACGTTTACCTACACCACGTTACCTCCAACCCTATATTTTGTCCCATTATGAGCATAGTACCTGCCAATCTATGGCCCGAGTTACAGATAGGTACCAGCAATACCGTTTTGTTCGCCTCGGTGAGCACAGGCGTCAATATCGTCAAAAGTGCCGTTTTTACCAACATCGATACCGCAACGCACTATGTGACGGTGTATGTCGTGCCAGGTGGCGGCGTTGCCAGCGCTAACAATATAATTATTGACGCATTTCCTATTGCTCCCAGACAGGCCTACGTGTCGCCTGAACTCAGCAATCTGGTGCTACTCAATAGCATGTCGCTGATCGCCATTTGCGATACGTCCAACGTAATAAACACTATAGGGAGTGGATTTATTCAATGAGAAACTTTTTAAAAATAGCTCAAAATATAGACATTATTCCGCTTCTGCATGCAGTGCAGAGACAACCCAATCTGTGGAATGTTAATACCCTGCGTACTGCACATCCAGGATCGCCACACAGTGAGATTGATGACATATGGTTATGTTTTAATGATTTAGATACGTATCTCGAAAGTGGAGATACTGCAACTATAGATGAGTATGATAGTATTTTTTATCCCGCATGGAATGACTTACCTCAGGTACGAAGCATTGTTTTTGACCTTATGAGACGCGTAGAGGGAATTAGATTAGGTCGAGTACTCATTACTCGTTTACCTGCTGGTAAAAAAATAGGTACTCACACTGATAGTGGACCTTGCGCCACATATTATCAGAGATATCACATCATTCTTCAGAATCATCCAGGCTCAATATTTAGAGGCGGAGATGAAACGATATGTATGAACGCTGGAGAGTGTTGGTGGTTCAACAATGCTGCAGAGCATGAAGTGATTAATAACAGTGTAGATGACCGTTTAACCCTAATTGTTGATATCAAATGCTAACAGCTCAAGTCGAAAGTCTAACAACAGGTGCTGATGAAATTTTACCTTTATTGTCAATCCACTACAGAAAATTGGCGCTGAACCAAGATAAAGTTCCGTTAGATCCTCAATACGACATCTATCTTGAACGCGATAGTCGTGGAGAAATTACCTACATCACATTGCGAGATAACGGAAAACTTGTCGGTTATTGGATCGCGTTTATAGCACCAGGATTGCACTATAAAACCTGCCTAACAGCCACAATGGATATCTGGAATGTACTGAAAGAATATGAAGGTGGTGTTGCTCCACTCATATTGATGCGCGCTGTAGAGCGAGAATACAAAAGACGTGGGGTCAATAGATCTTACGTAGGCGAGAAACTTCACAAACCATCCGGCAGATTATTTACAGCATTTGGTTATCACCCCGTAGAAACATATTACTCAAAATGGATAGGATAAAATGGTAGCCGCAGCACTAATAGGATCCGCAGCCGTTGGAGCTGTCGGCAGTTCAGTCGCAGCAGATAAAGCTGCGGGTGCACAAAAGAAGGCTTCGCAACTGAGTACTGACACGCAACGTCAGATGTTTGATATCACCCAAGAAAAACTATCACCCTACGTTTCTGCCGGGAATACTGCCACAAATATGTTGGTCGATAAGTTACCCGACCTTACAAAACCTATAATGCTCGATCAAGCAGCATTAGAAGCGACTCCCGGCTATAAGTTTGCGTTGGATCAGGGTCTGAAGAGTATCCAGAGTAGCGCTGCTAAAAGAGGCCTTGGTGTGTCAGGCGCAGCTCTCAAGGGCGCCACACAATATGCCACCGGTCTTGCTGATAATACCTATCAGAATCAGTTTAAAAATAACCTAGATAGCTCTAACGCTATTTATAATCGCTTATTTAATCTGTCTACCCTTGGAGAAAATGCTGCTGCTGGAGTAGGAAAAGCGGCACAGGAAACTGGTGCAAATATTGGCAATAACATAACAAATGCAGGACAAGCGCAAGCGGCATCCCATTTGCAGACCGGACAGTCTATAGGAAACTTTGCAAATGCAGCTGCGAATGGATACAGAGCAAATCAGCTGACCGATATGTATGGCGGTGGATCATCTCCAAGTAGCACAAGTTGGGATTGGTAGAGATAGAAATATTACTTGTTGTACGTAAAATCACCTGAAATTAAATGTAAGAAAAATGCCTATAAACAGTATCGACACCTCAATTTACAGTACAAAACAACCTGAGCCAATAAACCCTTTGACGGCTCTGAAAGAGAGTATCGATGTTAGGAATGCCTATCAGCAGAACCGCAATGCGGTGCAGGAAAACCGTAATGCTGTTGAGCACAACAAACTCATCCAGGAACAGACGCAGGGAGCGCATCAAGGTGTACTGAAAAGCCAATTTGATAATGCCCTACAGCAAATGAATAATCTAAATGGGATTTTGTCGCCATTAGCTAAAAATCCTAATATTACACAACAAGAAATGAGAAATGCAGCAGATAACGCTGTGGCTATCGGAGCCCTCACACCTCAGGTTCGGGATGAAATAATAAAAACTTGGGGTGAGGATACCCCAGAAAACAATAGAAAAACTGTACTGAAAACACTTTTTCAGATCCAAGATCAGGCGACCAAATTAAAACTAATCTATGGCAACCCCACTAGCGTAGATACAGGAGCTGGAAAACAGTTTGGTAACCAATCATTAACCACTGGAGAATTCAGACCTACTAACACAGTGCGGAACGAACTTTCCCCTCTTCAGAAGACAGAGAATCAAACCTATATTGATAAAGCAAGTGGGGATACGGTTACTTCTCCCACTGGAACTCTTTTTAATAAATATGGTGATCCTATAGGTACCCCCCTTGCTCCTACTCAAAATCCTAATCAAGGTATTGGTGGCGAAGTTGACCCTGAGGAAAAAGAACTTGATCAACTTCTTGCTGAAGCAAGCCATCCTCCCGGATCACAGCCACAGCCGGAGAACGTTCCCACTGGTTCCCAACTGCCTATAGGTACTCGGACGATTAGTCGTGCCCCAGGCGTAGTAGAATCTATGAAAAGAGCAGCTGAATCAGGCGACGCATTGCGTCAGGTTGCTGACTCCGTTCCGCAGATGGCAGGAATGCTCAGTCAAATGGAAGGCCTTATCAAATCCGGTGATTTCAATTCAGGCCCTGGTGCTGAAAAATGGGGAAAAGCTCTTTCAGAAGCTCAGAGACTTTTTGGGGTAAAAACTGAACGCGTTGCGAATCAAGAAGAGTTCAATAAATTGGCTGGCCTAATTGTTGCTGAACAATTTAAAGCTATAGGCGGCACAGGAACTGACAAAAAGTATGATGCTTCAATGGGGATTAGTCCCAGTACCGGGTTATCAAACCAAGGAAATGAACGCATAATTGCTCTGCTTAAGGGTAATACAGATGCGATCAAAATTAAGAATATTGAATGGCAGAAATATAAAAATGAACATGGGGCTGGGAGTTATGGAGAATTTTCCAACGAATTCAACCAATCTTTTGACCCACGCGTCTTTCAATCCCAGCATATGTCTAAAAACGAACGTATAAAAATGGCAGACTCATTAAGTCCAGCTGAAAGAGCAAAATTTAAATCAGATTACAATCAGGCTATAGAAAAATCGTGGATTAGTAAGTAGGTATACTATGGCTATTGATTATTTTGAGAGAGACTTTGGAAGAGAAGAAAGTGCTCCCGTAAAAAAAACCGCTGCTGCTAATGCTCCTGCTAGCGAGCCTATCGACTATTTTGAGAGAGATTTCACTAAAGAAAAAGTGCCTGTTTCGAACAAAAATTTGAGTTATTTTGCTGGCGTTGGTGCTGGAGCAGAAAAATCACTGCGTAAGGGATTGGCTGCGCTAACTCCCGCTGCAGAATACCTTGAGAAAAAACTAGAGCCTATCGTTGGTGATGTCACATTTGGCAGCAAATTACCCAAAGCCAAAGAAGCCGGTCTACAGAATGCTGAAATTATAAAAGAAATTGACCAACAAGAATATCCTTGGAGCTCGAAGGGTGTTGGGACTTTGAGTGGCGATGCCCTGGTAGCTTACGCGCTAATGCGTAATCCAGCAAAATTATTAGGTTCTGGGCTTAATACTTTAACAAAATCGAGTCCATTACTGGAAGCAGGGGCAGCCTCTGTGCAAAATGCGATTAGAAACAGCGTTTTGTTAAAAGGCGCAGAGCTGGCTACTAAGGGGGCAGTAAGCGGTGGCGTGACTAATTTACTCACGTCTGGTGGTTCAGAAAAATCAAAAGGAGACTTGTTGCTGGAAGGGGCTGAAGTTGGAGGGCCTTTAGGAGTGCTTGCTCCCCTTGCAGGACAGGGCGGCAAATTCGTCGGAAAATATTTAGAACCTCTTTCTGAAAAAGGTCGGGAAGTCATTGCGAGTAGGATAATTCAATATTTTGCTGGCAAAAATCCATTAACCTCTACGGCTAATATTGGTAGAGAGATTGTGCCTGGATCTAAAGGGACAATGGCTGAAATAACTGCAAACCCTGGTATAGCAAAATTGCAAAGCACTCTGCGCGATCAGAATTCAGCAGGTTTTGTTGAGCGTCAGACTGAAAATGCTGCAGCACGAAACGCTCACTTAGATAAAGCTACTGGGACACCGTTAGACATTCAAACAGCTACCAATGCTAGAGATATAGAAGCTAATGCAATAGTGAGTAAACTTTTTAAAGATAGTCCTCAGGTTGACACGAGTAAAGTAGTCAATATCTTGGATAAGATTCTTACCGGCAGTAGAGGAAAAAGAGACGCGGTTAAAAACAGCCTTAATAATATCAGATCTAAATTAGTGGTAGGACAAGAAGTTTTAGAAAAAAAACCGGAGATCTTTGATGCCTATGGCAATGTGATGAATAAAGCAGGATCAGAAAATCATAAATTGAAATATGAAACAGATGCCAAAACTTTATACGATAGTGTACGTAAGCAGATCGGTGATCTTTTAGACAAAAGCGACTTGACTAATAAGGCTGGAATACAAGCTGCGCGAGAATTAGGTGTAGTAAAAAATGCATTAGACAAGGCTATAACAAAAGCGGCCCCGGGGTTTAAAGAATATCTGACAACATATCATGAAACATCAAAACCTATCAACGCTATGGAGTGGTTACAAGGACTCAGGTTAACTGATGCATATGGTAATATAACTCTACAGAAAGTAGATAATGCTCTGGAAAATTTGACAAAGCTAAAAAAAGCCAAAGGAGTCAATAACGCAAAGTCCGTTACTGGAGATCAACAGAAGATTTTACAGGATATTCGTGAAGATTTGTTACGTAAGGGCAATTTGACATTAGGAAAGTCGTATGGCTCCAATACCGTTCAAAATGCTGGCGGCCAAAATCAATTAGAAGCTCACTTACCCGGCAAACATGGGCTTTTTTCTGGAAAACTGGACCCCGAGTTAATTGGGGCCGTTTTAGGGGAAAATATAGGCAGCCTGTTTGGGGTAAAAGGCGCTGGTACAGTAGCGGGGGCATTTGGTGGAAAGGCTATAAAAAATGTCTATAATAAAAAGGCCCAACTCATCAAAAATCAGTTGGAAGAATACATGTTACATCCAGAATTATATTCGCATATACCTGACAAAAATGGGCTTGTGTCTCGGATGGTACAAAATGCCCTTGCTTCTAAAGGGTTTGTTCCCGGAGCGGTGCTTACAAGCAATGCTCTTCTGGACAATGTAGAAAATTCTAAGTCGAATAAATAAAACCACTAACGCTTCTAAAGTTTCGTGTATGTCTTCACAAATCACGGCGTATAGAAAAAGAAAACCAAGAGAACACCATATAAAACCAGACATTAGATCAGACATTAGACCTTAACTATCTCTTTATAATTTAAAAATTAAAGCCTCTCAGATTCGTTCTGAGGGGCTTTTTTATTGGAAAAAGCAATGGCCTCGACAGCAACATTACTCCCTAACGGAAAGCAGCAATTCATTGATCAGAACGGTGTGCCGTTGGTTGGTGGCACGGTTGCTTTTTACATACCTAACACATCTACGCCGCAAAATACATGGCAAGATCCAGGGGAGACGATTTTAAACACCAATCCTATTGTCCTGGATAGCCGTGGACAGGCGCTTATTTACGGCGCAGGAGATTATAGACAGGTCGTTAAAGACGTTAACGGCAACACTATCTGGGACCAGCTGACCAGCGGCGGTACTGGCGAAAGTGACGGCTCTACGTATGTGAACATCCAGACTACTTTCGGCGCTGTGGGTGATGGCGTGGCTGATGATACGGTGGCGCTTCAGAATGCCCTCAATTATCTGAATGCTACAGGAAGTTGTATATATTTCCCCAGCGGTACCTATCGTATCACTAGTCCTTTGTCGATTACGTTTACCTATACATCGGACATGGCCATTACGCGTCCGTCGATAAAAGGAGACGGTCCTACGAACTCTGTTATCTGGTGGGATGGTTCTAACACCCCGACTCTCTATATGATGACTATTCAACGTGTAGAGTCGTCAGATGGACCGGGGCTACATGCACACAGCGTCATAGAAGGTATTGGATTTTCACCCATCAATACTGGAAAAAACTACTATATAAACGGACTTCTTCTACTTAAATGGGCCTATCTCCATTTAAGAGATGTGAGATTCTTCGGCTTGAACGTTGGTCTCACTCTAAATCAGGTAGCTAGCTCCCAGTTTGAGAGCCTAGAGACTCGTGGTAACAACTATGGTGTTTACAACATTGGCTCAATCTCGTCCACTTATAGTCCTGTCTATCAAAACCATGCTCAGACGTGGACATCATGTTACATAGGGAAAAATAATACTGGTGGGATGCTATCACAGGATGCTCAGTTTACATTTATTGGAGGATTTGTAACCAATAACGGATTTACTGCGCCAACTAATACTGGATATGGAGTCACCATTGCCAACTCGCAAAACCCAGCCGTTGCATGTCAATTTACTGGTACGACATTTGCGGGTAATGGGACAACTGGAAATTCTGGCTCTAATGCATCACGGGCTGATGTTTATATCCTGCATAACAATGCCATTTCCGATGCAAATTACAATTTTGATGGATGTACGTTTGACCGTTTGAGTATCAATTATGCCCCATACGGCATATATTTAGATAAAACTGCTGCTACAGCTGCGAACTTATCTGTTAACGGATGCAATTTTCAGGATGATGGAGTTTATACGCCATCAGCTAGTAGGCCATATATACTACTTTTTAATGATGGTGGTGGTCTTACAAATGTTAACCTAGATGTCTGTGGTAACTGGTATAACCAAACTATCGAATATCCAAGTTTCGTTACAGGGATTAACTATTATCCAGGCACTATCCCATCAGTTTCTAGGATGAAATCCTATTGTGTTACCGTTTATAATACAGCTGGGAATCAGTCTATTCCTACTACTACTGATACTATTATCACCTGGAATACAGCTATCATCAACGATGCTGGAATGTGGAATGTAAGTACGCCAACTCGTCTAACTGTGCCAGCTGGCGCTACTAGAGTTAGATTACAGGGTAACCTTCGATTAGCTGCAAGCAGTCCTACAGGGCAAATTTCTTACATGTTAATCATGCATAAAAACGGCGCCGATTTTATCGGACTTGGAAAACTTCAATTGATTGTAGGGGCTACTGGAATTGCAAATGCTGCATATAATAGACATTTAAATTGTTCTTCGGCTGTGGTGCCAGTGACTGGTGGTGACTATTTTGAGCTATCATGTTTGCAAAACTCTGGGAGTACGGTTGTTACTGATAGTGGGTCACCATTAGCTATAGATGCTACCTGGTTCTCCATGGAAATAATCGAATAATTAAATCTCAATGGCCGCTTTTTAGCGGTTTTTTTTATGTCTAAATCAAAGGAAAATGTCATGAAATTGCTAATTGTCTCCATAGTTTTGATGGTTTTTCTATCACATAGTGCCATGGCTCAGGATGTTGTATCGGTTTGTTTGCCATCAAGTTCGAAATTTGGTGGTACTAACTGTAATCCTGTCACATCTACCAATCCTTTTCCTATTAGCGGCTCTTCAGCCCCAATCAATGGATCTAGTAACTATGCGGCAGCAACTATTGGTGCATCATCAACTAGCGTATTGGCATCAGCTACAGTTAGATATTTTCTCTCTATCACAAATCAGAGTGCGGTAAACAATGTCGCGTGTAACCTCGGTGGTACCGCTGTCATTAATGGAGCTGGTTCCATAGATATTCCTCCTGGCTGGCAGCTTGTGTGGGAGGGAACATATGTTCCACTCGATGCTGTTAACTGCATAGCCTCAGGTTCTTCTACACCGATAACAGTAGGAGCCAGATAATGAAAAAAATCAGTTACCTATTGGCTTTTTTGTTGGCAGCCACTTCTTTAGAGGCGCAGGCATTTTTGTATGGTCCACCAATCGCGGGTAATGGAATAACCGTTACTGGTTCGATCGTTGGAATAACTGCTCCGGTTAGCATAGCTAATGGTGGCAGCGGTCAGATTACTGCTAATGCCGCACTAAATGCATTTCTACCATCTCAAACAGGAGAGTCAGGTAAATTTCTGAGCACCAATGGTACTTCTACCAGTTGGGTAGCCGAAACTGGTGTTGGTACAGTGACCAGTGTTGGTTACACAGGAGATGGAGTTATATTCAACAGCACCGTTACAGGATCTCCAGTTACAGCCAGTGGTACATTTGTACCATCACTTTTAACTCAAACGGCTACGACTGTCCTTGCTGGTCCAACAACTGGCAGCGCAGCTACACCAACATTCAGAGCGTTATCAACAACCGATATTGTCGGACTTGGAACAATGGCCACGCAAGCCGCCAATAATGTACTGATCAGTGGTGGGACCATTGAGAACGCTACAATCACTGGCGGGACATTGGATAATACAGACGTCGGCGACACGATACCGGCTAATGGAACATTCAGCAATCTCACAGTCGGTGGGCTAACTCAATTGCAAGGCGGCTTAGTGGTAACGTTCACAGGTGTAACAAGTGGATCAACTTATAATGCTACACCTTCTGATTGTATAATAAATGTCTCTAAGTTTATTGTTAGCGCAACCAGTGTAGTTTTATCAGGTATATCTCCTGCGGGACAGGTAGTTATAATTAAAGATGCGAAGGGAGTGGCAGCAGCAAACCCCATTACCATTACTGCTGCGGGCTTCACGAATACCATAGATGGACAATCCTCATATGTCATAAATGTCAATTACGGATCTGTCAGTCTCTACAACAACGGCATGGGTTGGAGCGTATTCTAACCGCCTTCTCCCATAATTTTCTCAAATAATCCCAATAATTAGAAATTTAACAGGCGCAACCAATGGCGATCACCTGACCCATTATTGCTGCGCGCTATTCAGACAAGGAACAATCAAAATGACTTACACACCTATTTCATTATTCCCAACTTTAACTCCATCATCATTCTCCAGTAACCAAAATAACTATGCTCCAACGGGTTTAGCATCAGCATCAGTTTTATACCTCACAACGACAGCTGTATGTGGGCTAACTGGCATAACTGGTGGAGTTGATGGCCGAGTCATTACCCTCGTTAATATCGGGAGTTACCCATTATATCTCTACAACGCTAATGGTAGTTCGTCGGCTGCAAACGAATTCGGGATTGGTAAAAACCTAGTCCTGTATCCAACTGAGAGCATCCAACTTGTTTATGATGGCACCCTTAGTAATTGGTTGCAGCTTGGCCAATACGAGGAAGAGGAGGTCCAATATTGGGGTGATGGTTCCGATGGGGCCGTTACATTTGCGTCCAATACGATACAGACCGTCCTGACACGAGATATGTATTATTCCAATACTACTCATACTGGTACTGCTGGTGTTGTAACAAATGGTTGTAAAATGTTTGTCTCGCAAACCATGGACATCTCGGCGGCCCCTGTAAATTCGATCCGAAACTCAGGATCTGCTGGGGTTACTGCTAATAGTGCAACGGGGGCTGCGGGTGGCGGAACAACAAATCCAAACACTATTGGAGCTGGAGGTGTGGGAGGTGCAGGAGCATCCGGTACAACGACAGTAGGCGGCAATTCGGCAGCAGTTGCAACCCAAACGTATTCTAACGGAAGTGAAGGGGGAGCTGGAGGAAGCGCTGGTGCAGGATCCAGTGGTGCTGGTGGCAGTGGTGCCCTTCAAGGATTGACATCAAATCTCAATTTTATCCGCATATTCAACTCTGACATGCTGTTTGGTCCTAACCAGATAACTGGAGGAGCTGGTGGTAGTGGG